TATATTTTTTCAAATGTTCCTTTAGTTTATCAATTTCATCTTCTAACAATGAAATTTTTTGTTTAAGTAATTCGTTTTCTGTATCCATTATGGCTATATAATATACTACATAGTCTTTATATTTTTACGCAATAAACTAAAAATCGGCGTTTTAAATGAGAAAAGGTGTAATTACATATTTTTAAATACGCAATTAAAAATATTGTTAACCTTTTTAGGAGTTGATTTTTTACAAAAGGAGGGGGTCTCAGGGGTCAGAGGACCCGTAGGGTCCTCAACCTTGCAGCCTTCGGCTGCTGAGGGAACCTTGGTTCCCTAAGGGCACTGAAAGTGCCCAAGGTTGAGTCGCTGTGCGACTCTGACCCTGAATTAGAGACTTTTAAACGTTAAAGGAGTCGAACTATAGGTACGACTAATTTTCAAAAAACATTCGTTGGCATATTTGACAATTTCGTCGATTTCTCGCATTCTTTCTAAATTGTAGGTCCAAGTAGGATCTTTTATTTCTTCTATAAACCGAAAAACAATGTCAGTAATCGTAACAGATAATAATTGAATTACTTCTAATATTTCACGGTATTTATTGCTTTTCTTATAATCTTTTTGCAAGAGAACTTTGAATTGGTCTTCATCAATATAGTTACGCATATATCGTATTCGTAATTCTTGTGTAACATGCTCACTATTGTGTTGATAATTAGGAATAGAAACATAACGAAAATGAATCACCTTTCGACAAACCTCGCTAATGTTATTATGGTATTGTTTAATTTTCACAGCATTCGCTTTATCGGATATTTCAATAGCAGCCATTAAATTTCGTATTAGTACAGTTGTATTATGGTTAAGTTCACGCCCACAAACAATATCATTCGGGTTCCGTTCTAAGGTCCCATTAAGACGCATCCATTCGAAATAATGTGGGTTATGAATCGCATTAGTTTCTATTCTACCGGTGCGCCAACTGAAAGCAGTGTGACAACTGACGCAATACATCTGATCGCAACCGTTAATTTTAAATATGCCTTCTCCGCACTTAGGACACGGTTTAGTGTCTGAATTCAATAAATTCGCGGTAGCAATATTATCCGGATGACAAGTATGTTCACCATCACGTTCCAATCCCTTGATTTCGTGACAAGTAGGGCAGGTCCAAATATTACAAAGTCCGCATTTCCATTGACTACTTAAAAATCCGTGACAATCAGGGCTGGGACAAGCTCTAATAAAGGTAGCTCGTTCTTGGGTATTGGGATCAGCATTTGTAAAACGGTAACATTCTGTTTGTATTTTATTCATTTCTAATCGAGCTCTGGTAACAACTTCTGCAGCTGAATTAATTTTACGAACATATTCTTCACGTTTTAATATATTCTCTACTAAGGGTTGTGTGGCGGGTAAAAGAGCGCGTTGTTTATCAAAAAGTACTTTCTCATAATGAAGTTTTAAATCTGTATTCACAAACTTTTTAGAAAAGATTTTGGAAATAAATTCGGGAGTCCATTGACGATTACAGTCACCACTCATACATTTTGGTACATTTTCTTGTAAAATATAACGTTTACAGCATTCTGTACAAGCGTCCTGAGGACAATACTCACACGTTATTTTAAAACGAGAAGATCGGTTGTAAGGTTCAATGCATATAGCACAAGTAGGAACTTCTATTTTCTCTTTTTTAGTTCGTGTTTTTTTGGGAATAATGATATGTTCTTCGGTTATTTTAATAGAATTTTCAAGGGACATTTATACTTATATAAAAGAGTAAATAATTTTAAATCAGTTTTTTATTTTAATAATACTATATTAAAATGTATAATTTGATAAATAAAGAATCTAGAAAAGTGACAGATTTTATATTTGGTGTTGGTTATTTTAGTGAAATAATAATCGCACTTGTAGTCATTTACGCGTTACAAAAAAATATAGTCGATATAACTATATTTATTTTCTTTTTTCTTTTAAGTGGTTATGTGAATACTTTATTGAAATCATATATAAAGCAACCAAGACCAAATGAGCCACAAAAATTTTTATATTCAGAGCATTTTAGCAGAGTAAAACAAGTTTATGGAATGCCTTCAGGACATAGTCAAAATGTGTTTTATTCTATAACTTATTTATATTTATTAGCTAAGGATGGTATTTATTGGTTAGAATTAGGACTAGTTTTAGCAACATTAATGGTTTATGAAAGATGGACATTTCATAATCATACATTAGTACAACTTTTTGCGGGTGCAATTACAGGAATAATATTGGGTGTAGTTGTTTTTGCAATACGAAAACAAATTTATTCTTCATTGATCTTAGGTGCCAAATAAAAGACAAATTTATTGGTATCGTCTATTGCTTCACCTAAGTGGTAAATAACTTGCATCGGGGAATCCTTTATTAATTTAATGCGTACTTCTTTCGAGATTTTGTTATACAAACAAATATTATGAAGCATATTAAGACTAAATGACAAATGGATTGTTTCACCTTCATCAATCGAATATTCAGATAATTCATCAATTTGAATATCCACTGACATTTTACCTGATCCTTCACTTAAAGAACGAAGTTCGATTTTAGTTTCATCGCAAATGATATCAATAGTGTCACCAAATAGTTTCAATTGATTCACAATGTTAGCAAAACTCACAGAGGACAATGAGAACTCCGCATTGCATTCCATCTCCGGAATCGACATATATTCGGTATCTAAATCGATCAAAGGTAATTCGAATCGTTTATCAAAAACCGATTTGTCTTCAGAGGTGAAATTAAGAAGCAATTTATCTTCCTCGGAAGAATCAAAAACAATCTCGGTTTCTTGACCCTTTTCTCTAGTATTTAAAATCCTGAATAACAATGTTGTATTGACTCCAATGGGAATAGTACCATCTTTTTTATGTTCGTAGGTATCAAACCAACTAGAAGGTATGTAAAGTTCAAATATAGAAATTCGAGAAGAATCCATAGACTGAAAATAAACACGGTCTTTTTCAAACATAATTATAATCTGGTCGGTGAATACCTTGATATGCTGAAAAATTTGTGAAAATGTATCCGATTTAGTAGGACTTTTAATAACAACGTTCATATTACACTATTATTTACAATAAACAAAAAATCTTTAAATCCATTTTTATGGAGGTGTTGATATGGGTTCTATTATACTGTTTTTGAAGGGTTTTCGGAGCCACTACGTGGCATAGAAAACCCTAGATCTTCCATAGATGTAACCGATCTTCGATCGGTGAAATCGACGGAAGATGAAGGAAAAATAGCATTGTTATCACACACTATAAGTTTATCATAAACAAAAGGATCAATAAATGGTTTCAATGTTTTTACAATGGCATCGAAGCTCTTAGGTGGGCTATAAATAAATGTTTTATCCATTTTTTTTGAATATCGTGTGTTAGACGAAAGACATTTATCACAAAAGTATTTTATCATTGTTTTATAGCGTTCTAATGCGGATATTGTGAATGTACTTAAATTAATATGCAATTGAAAAGAATCATATTTTTCAATTCGATCCTGAAGTGTTGAGATTATGGCACCAGTAATGATTTCAAAGTTATGAGGAGTAGCAAATAATTTAAAAATAGTATAATCTACAAAAACTTGATTAGAATCGTTTAAAACATAAATAGTATTAGATAAAAGTGTTTCCATAGGTATATTATCACATACTAGAGCTGCACAATCTATTTTCTGTTTGTTTTTAAAAAAGATATTTTTGTTGTTATTAGTGTAGTATAATTCTTGCAATTTTTTGATTTTTTCATCTAACATCGGTTCTTCAGAATCATCTTTAAACATTTTATAAATATAAAAATTATACTTTATATTTGTATTTTATAACCTAATTTCTACCACGTTGTCTGCGATAGTTTGGACCACCTAAGTTATCTAAGCTAGTAGAAATTGGTTCTACGGGAGGTGTAACAATTTCATTACCATCTGAAGGGACTTCAGATATTTGGAAATTTACCTGTTCATCTGCGGTTTCTGGAACAAATTCATCAGTCGCTTCAGGTAGGTTTTCAAAATTATTGTTTCCTAAATCAGATAGAATATGGATACGTTCTTCCATCAATGTTTTATTAACACCCATTGTGTAAGATTGTAGCTTCATTACGATATCCTTAATATTGTTAATTTCTTCAGCAAGGAGATCAAAACGCGAATTATATTCACTCAATATTTCGGTAATATTGTTAGGAACAACATCAGTTTCAGTTTCAGCTTCATCTTCAAATTTTATTTTGCGATTGGAATCTTCTTTAGATTCCTTAACAAAAGATTCTACATTTAAAAGGCGTTTATCAATAACAGCAATCACTTGTTGCAATGTAAGACCGGTAGTAGGACTAGAAGATGGTTGTTGTTGTTGCTGTGGCTGTTGACTGATAGCAGGATTATTTTGTGGGGGACTAATAAATGCTCGGCGACTTTTTGCAGAGGCGTTTGATTTACTCATTACAGAATAAGTTATATTATTATGTAATGTTTTCTCTAAATACTTATAAACGCAGGGAACCGTAGGTTCCCTAAGGGCGCTTAAAGCGCCCAAGGTTGAGAACCCTATGGGTTCTCTGACCCCTGCAACCCCTCCCTTTAATAATGTTAGCCTATTAGTTAACATAATTTTGCCTATTAATATTCTTCTCCATAAAGGGAAGGGGTCGCAGGGTCAGCGGGCTTCGCCCGCAACCTGGATCGCCCTACGGGCGATTGAGGGAAACCGTAGGTTTCCCTGCTCTATTTCTTACCACGTTTTTTCATTGTTTTGTTCTTAGGTTTGTATACCTTTTTGGCATCTTTCATTGCGTTCATCAATTTATAGTTCTTATTCTTGCGACTTTTCTCCTTATAAATTTTGCTGACAAGTTTGGCCCAATCGTTCATTTGTATATATTATTAGGGTATTTTTATGCTACCATATCCATTTTCAAGGTTTCGTGAAAAAAGTATGGTGTAATCCATTTTATATCTTCCAAACAATAATCTTCGATATTATTATGATTATTTTCAATACAAATTTTTGGGAACGCATAAGGTTCTCGCAACAGTTGTTTTTCTAAGACAGGGATATGAGATTCATAAATGTGAGCATTCCCTAAAAAATAAACAAAGTCTTCTGGTATAAGGTCGCAATGTTTGGCTAAAATGTGTGTTAAAAATGCATATGATGCAATGTTAAATGGAACACCTAGCCCTACATCTCCACTGCGTTGATAGAGCGCGCAAGATAAATATTTTTGCTCTCTCACATTGAACTGCACCATAACGTGACAAGGTGGTAAGGCCATTTGATCGAGCTGACACGGATTCCAAGCCGACATAATGAGCCGCCGACTTGTTCTCCCTTCCACCGTTCGCAGCTGATCAATAATCTGTTGAAGTTGATCAATACCTCGGTAAGGTCCGTCTTTAAAATATGGATATCCGTGATAATCAGTATGACAATCGAAATAAGGTGCGTTAAAATGACGCCATTGGTGACCATAAACAGGACCTAAATCGTTCTCTTCGTAGCGTTGTAGGTTTCGACTATCCAAAAATTCGCGACTGGCATTCGCGTCCCATATATGTACACCTTTATCGTTCAGTTTTTTGTTGTCGGTCGATCCACTAATAAACCACATTAGTTCGTGAAAACAGGTTTTCCAAGCTACACGTTTGGTAGTTAAAAGGGGTAAGGATCCATCTTTTAGAGAAAATCGCATAGAATAACCAAACAATGATTTGGTTTTGCCGTTTCTACCTTCTTCCATTGTACCTTTTTCCAAAATATCACGTATTAATTGAATGTATTGATGTTCTTCGGGGTTCTCCGCTAGACCAGTCGACGTACGAGCCTGCTCGGGAGGAGACTGGGATAACGCCGGGAGCGATAGCGGAGGCGTTATGTTTTCCATCTTTCATTTAAGATAACATATTGCTTTTATATTTTTTCTATATGAGTTATATACGAATTATAATAGTTAAATGGAGATATTACACGAAACTCGTGAATCAAATAAGAAATCGATTTTATCCCACGTTTTTTCTACAACAGAAGAGGGCAAAGCAGAAATTTTAAATGTGGTCCAATATAGTCTATTAGCTATTATACCGGTTGTTATGTTAAATAAATCAGTGCAACGATTTATACCAGAAGCAGACGATGAGAAAAGTTCTTTAGAAATATTGGCTGAAGTGTTTATTCAACTTGTTGTTATGTTTTGTGGTATAATTATCATTCATCGAATAATCACCTATATTCCTACTTATAGTGGATTTAAATACGAAAGTTTAGCATTAACAAATGTGATTATAGCATTTTTAATTATAGTTTTAAGTATTCAGACTAAACTTGGAATAAAAGTAAATATAATTGTTGACCGAATTTATGATCTTTGGAATGGTCCTGATGACAACAAAAAAGATAAGATTAGAAATGGAGTTCGAGTAAACAAACAAGCGTCAAAACACAGCCCTAGTCAAGCAGACTATTTAGACAGCAGTATGGTGCAAGGGGGAACTTTTCCTCCTGCGCCTGTAGTAACTAGCCGTCAAACTGTAGGTGATGGAGGGTTTCACGATCATATGATGGGAGGCGGTCCATCATCTTCTTACGGATTACTTTCTGGAGGCCCTGTAGCAGCAAATTCACTCGTAGGCGGATCATTATTTTAAATTTTTGGCTGCATAAAATAATTTATATAATTTCGCGGTAAATTATATAAAAACTAACTGTTAATCCCGCTAATCGAATTCATTATTTCAATCTTTTTCATAGATTTTTCAAAATTTTTTTTATTGTCATCTAATCCAGAAAATAGGTAATCTGTACCAGGACTTTCTTCACACTTTTTTATATCGCGATATATTACGCCAACTTTATCAACAATATTTTGCACCATAGCCTTATTGGGCATAAGTTCAATATTATTCGGTACAGGTTCTGTTAATAATGCCACTGCAAAATACAATAAAAACCGACGTTTCTTGCACGATGCAGTTGTATATTTAATACAAAAAATTTGTAATAATGCATCATATAAGCGTGTTATAAATGTATTGTCAAGTTCTCCAATATGATGTTTAATAACGTCCCATAGAATCCAAATAATATCTTTTTGATATTTGTTTTCCACAGGAATATAGGTTCGTTTTTCACAAAAACAATCTTGTTTACGTTTTTTACATATGGTATCAAAGTCAATGATCCATTCGATCCAGTAACACGCATCAATTGTGGATTTAGAGTCGCTTGATATATGGAAAGAGAATTCATTAACCGCAACGAAAAGTTCTTTGGGATCTTTTGGTCGTAAGAGTTCATCGGCATAATGGGCAGAAGTAGCTTTAAACCGCTCCGTCATCTGTGTCATATCAAATTCTTCTTCACGGTTAATTTTGATGGGTTCAAAACTATGTTTACGGTTGGATAAGGTGAGAACACTGATGATTTCAGCAAAGAGTTTACGTATAGTAAGGTTGTTACGTAAATCGAGTTCAGTAATAAACTGTCCCTTGGAAATAATATTTTTAAAAATGTCAAAGCGCATTTGCAAATAAATAATCACTTTTGGATTCCCTAAATGAATATGTTTACCAGCATAATGTAATAAAATTTCCCATATTTCCATATAATGACCAGAACATACTAGTTCGGCACACCAATATACAGCGGGTTCTAGTTTACCATTTTTCATATTCTCGATCAGTTGTTTACGAACATCGGTTTTTTTATATTTGGAGAACGTTGTACCTTTAAAAGAGGAATTAGAGCGAATATCGTTGATTAAACAATTTGTTGGTATATTTGTATCATCAATTTCCATAAACAATTAATAAATATAATAAATCACATAAAAAATATGGACCGAAAGTTACTAATATGGAGAACCAATACAGAATTCGGATATTTTCTAGTTTTTGTGCATCAGAAAATTGCAAGGATATTTACGAACGATTATGTGAATCAGTTTTGATGGAGAACTATGGGCCGAACAATAAAATATATATTACAAATGGTGACGACTATAGTCACGTTATTATTTTAAATACAGCGATGCCGCAATTGAATCCGAATATTCCTAGAAAGAATGTGATAGGAATGGCATTTGAACCTCCTAGGTTTTTAAACTTAACCCCTCAATTTGTAGAGTATGCTAAACGTCATATTGGTAAATATTATATAGGTCAGAGAAGCGAAGCTTCTCAACTACTAAGTTCAGAGAACTTTGGTCAGGGTTCGACGAACCCAACTACTAACTTAGTAGGTGGCTTTCAGCCACCGGATAAGTTTGGCGAATCAGAAGGGTTAGGAAACCCATTTGTAGAGAGATATTCACATATGTGGTATAATCCGCCATTAAAAGAAAAACCAGAAAAAACAAAATTAATGTCGCTGATGGTAAGTGAAAAGACAGGTGAATCTGGTCATATTTATCGGCACAAACTAGTAAATAAAATCCTAGAAACAGAATTACCGATTGATATTTATGGAAGAGGATGCAAATTTTATTCGTTTTTAGAAGATAATCGTGTAAAAGGAGAATTTACAGAAATTGAACCATATGAAAAATATAAGTTTCATATTAGTATAGAGAACCTGGAAACAAACCATTATTTTTCAGAAAAAATAATGAATCCACTGTTAACTAGTACAGTCCCCATTTATTTGGGTTGTCGTAATATATTAAATTATTTTGGAGAAAGTGTAATTGTTCTATCAGGTAATATTGATAGAGATATGGATCTATTAAGAAATGTATGTAGAGAACCTGAAAAATATGAAAAAGAAATAGACATAGAAAAGGTGAAAGATTGTATTTATTTATTAAGGAATATTGATGAACTTTTTTCCACATAAGAATATAGATGAACAAACCAATAATAGCCGTATTATTAAGAGGTCATATAAGAGAAACATTTAAGAATAAAATATTATTTGATTTTTTAAAAGAATTATGTGATCTATATTCAGTAAAACTATATATTCATACTTGGAATGTTTATTCGACAAATTTAAGTTGGCGTAAGATAGAAAATATTATTGTCAATGTAAGCATTTTGGATATAAGGACATATTTATCTGGATTAAATTGTGAAATTAAGAGCATAGAAATAGATGATGATAGTAAAATCACTTTAATAGGAGACATAACAGGTAATGTATTTTCAACATTGTTACCAAAACTAGCTTGGAAACGAATGTGGTATGGAATTAGTAAAATGGCGCAAATTATTAACAATAGCGAAGATCCAGGAACATTAATAATAAATACGAGATTTGATTTGTTTAATAATTCTTGCTCACAAGATAAAACGGATAAATTAATTCGTTTAATAGATGAGAACTTAGGGATCGAATTAATTGAAAATAAATTTTTGTATAGTTCTGACAATTTAATAGGTGTTGATAATTATTATGTTGGTTCGCCGAGCGCAATGTATAAATTATCAAATAACTTTCATACGAACTTGGATGATATTAATAGTAGATACATTAATATTTATTTTCAAGAGGTAACAGTGTTTTATGAGAACAATGTTTTATTTACAGAGACTGCAAACGAAAAAAAATACGAGAATATAGAATTATATTATTTTCAGAACAATAAAATTAATAACATTCAAGTTAATATAAACAATGTAGAACAGTCGCAAAACCATATTGGAATGCGATCAGAATATTTAACAGATATAAATGGTATAGCAAGAGGACTTAGTTTTTTAAATAATTCTAGTATGGAACAAAATAACCATAATCATACAAAAACAATATATAATCTTGTTAGTCAAACAGTAAAAGATAAGCCAATATTAGAGGTAAAACATACAAAATCAGATTGGAAAGGGTTTGGAAAGAAAAAATAAATTATACAGGATTTATTGAAAAATTACTATATTGCATATCACCTTTGGTATCCAGAACATTTGTAGAAAAATCGGTATTCTGTATAACTACATTTCCTTGAATTGAAGGTGGTGATAATGTGATAGCTGTTGAATCTTTTTTTGCATTGTCATTTAACCAATTTTTTATTATATATTGGATGAATAAAAAGGTAATTACAAGTACTACACTAAAAGATATAAGTCTAGTAAAAAATTTTGGAAGATTTAAACGATTAACCGGTTCAAAAATACTAGAAACAAAATCATTTTTAACAAAACGTCCAATAATAAGAAAATAAATTCCTGGTAAAATTAAATCACCTACAAAAGATTGAATAAAATCCCAGGCAGAATAACCAATTAACACGCCTGCTGTAGTTGCAATAATATTATTATCTAATAAAAATTTTTTGAAATTTTGCATATCAATCATTTGATCAGGTGAGAGATAATGTAACCATGAAGTTAGAAACATATGCTAAATATGTATTTTATTGTTATATAATACATATATTTTAAGGGAACCAAGTTAAGGGAACCAAGTTAAGGGAACCAAGGTTC